TGCGCAGCGTCGCCAGCGTGTCGCATTTGTCCTTATCAGTCGGGGCGTTCCCACCGACGTTAGCGACTTTGCCTGCTTGAATAATGCCTGTTGGGTCGGCCATATGCTTACTTTTTGCCCTTCTTGGCCGCTTCACGCTTGACGCTGTATGCAATCGCGACAGCTTGCTTTTGCGGCTTTCCAGCCGCCATTTCAGCCTTTACGTTGGCACGGAAGGCTGGTTTGCTGGTCGATTTCTTGAGCGGCACGTTAGCTTCCCATCCAAGACGTAGGTATTCCGGCAGCAGAGTAGCTTTTAGCGCGGTTCTTGTCAACGCGTCCTTCGCGGGCCTCGCGATGGCCTACCGGGAACGCGAAGGTGACGGCGATGGCGTCGGCGGCGTCTGGCGACGCCAGCCCTCGCGCCTTCATGTCTTTCTTGCTTTCGAGGAACAGCGCCCCCTTCGAGTCCGGTTTCGTCATGGGGCCGATCATGTCCGACTTCAGCGTCCGCTCGTTCGGTATGGAGGCCGTCTTGAGCCAGTCGCGCATCGCACCCCACATCTCAGCCCGCTTGTTGCCCCACATCAGAGGGTTCTTCGACTTGTTCCCGAAGTTGACGCCCCTGATCTTGTACCGCTGTTCCTTCAGCCGGTCCACGATGCCTGCGCCTAGCCCGCCTTCGTCGATGACGACGAGCGCGGGCGTGTATTCCTCTATCGCGTCGATCACATGACCGACGACTTCCATCGTGTCCGCGCCCCGGTGCCGGCGCAGTTCCACGATGTCGCGCCCTTGACGCACGGCGATGACGGTCGCGTCCGACCCGAAGCGTGCGGGGTCCACACCGATGACGATGGGCGCGGTGTCGTCCTTATGCTTGGCCCGCTTCATGGCGTCATCGACGTAACTATTGGGGATGAACTGGTCATCGCCCGCGTTCGGGAACTGACCGTAGACTTCAACATGCGCCTGCGCGGAATCCGGCCCATATTCGTCGATAATCTGCTGGTAGACGGCCTTATCGGTGCCTTCTACGTCGCGTGCATCGACGATTTTGGTGTGCCAAAAGTCCCGTTTTCCGTTGAAACACTCGTAAAAATACCCCGAATTGCGCCGAGGGTTGGAAAACGCCAGCCAGAAGCGATTTGGCGTGTTTTCGGTGAAAAACCCGGCGCTGACCGACCAGATCGAGTCGGGAATACCGCTGGACTCGTCTAGCACCAGCATCACACCGTCGAAGTTGTGGACACCCGCGTAGGCGTCGGGGTTCTCTTCCGACCACAGCCGGCCTTCGACGGCCCAGTAGCGGGTGCCTTTCTTCAGGTCGCGCTCGACGCGTTCCGTCAGCCATTTGGCGGGCATGATGCGTGTGGCGGCGATCTCGAACCAATGGCTGTTCATGGCCATGGCCAGCCATTTGGTGATCTCCGCCCATGTGACGGAGCGCAACTGCGCTTCCGAGTTGGCCGACACGATGGTCGTGGACCCGATGCGGGTCGACAGCATCCAAATGACGAGCCAAGAGACGAGGGCCGACTTGCCGATCCCGCGCCCGGATGACGTTGCCATGCGGAAGGTGTCGAAGTCCAGCTTGCCGTTGTTGTCTTGGATGTGCTGCGTCAGGTCTTGCAGCACCTCGCGCTGCCATTTGCGCGGGCCTGCGAAATGCTCCAGCGGCGTACCTTGTTCGCCCCAAGGAAAAACGTACAGCACGAACTTCAGCGGGTCGTTGGCGAGGTGTGGAGACCACAGCCGCGCCATGAGTTCCATTTCATCAGCAGCACTATATATCGGTTGCTGCACGTTTGGCATCCTTTAGTTGTGGTGCGTCGTCTGGCGTGTGGCTTAGGCTCTGCGCGACCTCAGTCGCGAACCCTTCGATGACGCGGCTGCGTGCTTTCTCTAGCGCGCCCGTGATGCTGATCTGCTGATCGACCGATACATCAATCTGCTGCTTGGCCACCCAGCCGTGAGCGTGCTTCAGCATGTCGAGAGCCGCCTTGGTGTCACCTTGCTTCGCGGCGTTGTAGATCGTCCGCGCCATCTCGACCTCGCCGTCCGCCCGGCCCTTAGCCTCCGCGATCTCGACGAGCGGGTCTAACGACGCCAGTTTGCGGAAGTCCTTCGGGGCCAAGCCAGCGGCCAGCGCGAGGCTGTCACCCTTCAGACCCATGCGGGCGGCGTCGTAAATCTTTTCCAGCCGCGACTCTGTGGCTTCGGCGCGGACGGGGACAAATGGGATTTCGAAGAAACTCATGCGCGCCATAATAGTTTACGCGTGCGACGTTGGCAAGTGGTGGCGGGCGGGCGGAGCGCCACCCCGATAGCACCCGCCCGCCTACCGGACGCGCCCCCGACGCCGCGTCCATACTGACCATATACTAGAAAGCCGTTTGCGTTGTCGGGATGGGACATCATTATTTTTGTAAAATAAAAAAAATTGTCCGTTTCTGCAAAATAAAAAAATTGTCTGCGGTCCCTTCGATACCGTTTTCCTCCACGCAAGGCCCTCCCTCCCCCCCATAGGCCAGCAAGCGGAAAATATAACTTAACCGATAGAGAAGACAATCACGCAAGGCCAGTGCGACGCGCGGCGTGGTCACGCAACGGTCGCCAGCTTGTCGCGTCGGTTGCGCGTGATCGATCACGCCATTTGTTTGGGTCATTTGGGTCATGACAATTTCACCCGGCCACGCGGTGAAGCGTTGGCATTTGCGTTGGCATTTGGGGCTTTGGGTCACGTTTTGGGTCATGGCAGGTCAAAAATAGTTTTTGGGTCATTTGGGTCATTTGGGTCACGGTTTTAAATTGGGGTAAGGCGCGTGGAACACTTTACAACTGTTTCACGTTCTCCCTATGTTCTTGTTTCTAATTTCCCCAGTTTAAAAGTTGAAATCATGACCCAAAATAGAACAACGGCGGAAAACTGGCCCGCGTTGCCAGCCGCCGCTACCCAAAACATGACCCAAACGCTAACCCAACCCATGACCCAAATGACCCAACCGTTTGTTCCGCCTTTGTTCCCTAGCAAAAGTGATAGCCTATCACTTGTGCTAGGTAAAATAACGCTTGACGTTATGCCGTAGTGTTGGCATTAGTGTTGGCATTAGAACACGGAAGGGCAATGCAATGACAATCATCGACACAACACCCGCGCCGCTACTGCTAACGATAGGCGCGGCCATATGGACTGCAATCGGCGTCTATTTGTGGGCGTGGTTCAACAGCTTTGACGATACCGGGAGCAATTGAGATGCAGAAAAATAAGCCTCACGATTACCGCCACTGGACAAAGAAAGCGCTTGATGACGCGATTATGTACCAGGTCCAATATGGATATGACGTGCAGAAACTAGACCGTCTTTTAGCAGCACGCAATTTCAAAGGGGAGTAACTAACATGTCTATTCTTTCCCCCGCCGATTATGCCGCTCTTGTTGCCGGACATGCCGAGGGTGAGCGCTGTCAACGCGCCTATGGGCGTTGCCAGTACGTCAATCCCCACTCATGGGGCAGCCGAATGCACCGCTTGTTCGAGTTCGGCTATTACATCCAAGAAAAGGGCCTAACCCTAGGCGCACGCGATTACTGGCAAACTGCGCGCGGCGGTGTGTTCACATCACCGACTGGCCATAGTTTTAAGCTGTGGTGCGACAAAGGCGGGCTAGGCGTGCAGCGCATCGCATAAAAAAGTTATTGACCTAATGCCAACGCATCGGCTAACGTCAAAAAATCAACTAAACGAAAGGACACATTACGATGATCTACCAAGCAATCGAAACCCGCTATCTCCCTTGCACCAATACCAAGGGAAGCCGCATCAAAGCGACGGCATGGGGCGGGAGCGCAACCATTGGCTACCCCCATGAACTCAACACCGACGACGCGCACAAGGCCGCTGCAATGGCATTGGTGGCCAAGATGGCATGGCCGACGAGCGGCTGGGTGCAAGGCGGCAACGTCAAGGGGACGGGTTACTATTTCGTTCGCGCCGACAAGGGAGAATAAGATCATGACCGCAACCATCACACTCGACCGCAACTATCTGCGGATGCTGTCCGACGCTGAGATCGTCCGCCTAGGTTATGAAAGCGGGCATGAACTGGCCGTCGCCATGGCGGAACGACTGGCCGAATTGGAAGACATGTCTGACAAGCTGGCCGACGCACGCAAGGACATTGCCGAATTGGAAACCCGCGTTGACCTATGGCAGGGAGAGGCGAACCACCTGCGCGCACTACTGGATAGCAAAGCATGAATTACAAGCCCGCACACCGCCCGCGCCATGACGATCTAGGCGAACCATGGGGCGAACCAAACGAACCCTACGGCCCTGACGTTCTGATGCTGGGCGTGGCCCGCAAGGCCAAGCTAGACCCCGACGCGATCAAGGCCCACAATAAGGGGGCCTATGTCTCCAAGGCACGCCGCCTATTCGTGCTGGAAATGAACCGGGAGGGCTATTCCATCCGGCAAACAGCCCGCTATCTGAAACGCGACGTTTCAACCATCCACAGCCAGTTGCGTAAAGCGAAACAGGAAAGGACAAAACTACCATGACACCGATTGACGCAACCCTTATCGCGCTGGGCCTAAGCCTCGCCGCTAATCTGATGCTCTACACGCAACGCAACACATACAAGCCGCGCCGCGACGCACGCGGTCGCTTCGTCAAG